TGTAGCTAACGTAGAGGGTAATGTTACAGGTAACGTAACTGGTAATACATCAGGATCATCTGGTTCTACAACAGGTAATGCAGCTACTGCTACTGCCCTTGCAACAGCTAGAAATATAGGTGGTGTATCTTTTGATGGTACTGGAAATATAAACTTACCAGGAGTTAATACATCAGGTAATCAGGACACATCTGGTAATGCAGCTACTGCAACAACAGCAGGTACAGTTACAACGGCTGCACAGACTAACATTACATCTTTGGGAACTCTTACAACTCTAACTGTTGATGACATTACCATAAATGGCTCAACCATATCGGATGGTGGTGACCTTACCTTAGACGTTGGTGGTGACATTATTCTTGATGCTGATGGTGCTCAACTTATATTTAAAGACGCAGGTACAACTATCGGTGGTTTTAATAATAGTAGTTCAAACTTAAATATTTTTGCCTCTGTAAATGATAAAGATATAACATTTACTGGTGAAGATAATGGGTCAACCATCACTGCCCTTACACTTGACATGTCTGACGCAGGTACTGCTATTTTTAACCATGACATAAAATTAGCTGATAATGGTCAGTTGAGAATTGGCAGTGGGGATGACCTCTTGCTGTACCATGATGCTTCTAACAGCTACATACAAAGCAAAACTGGTAATCTTAATATAACAACAGCAAATGGGGCTGAGTTTGCAATAACAGCAACTAATAATGGTCAAGTAAAGCTTTTCTATGACGGCACAGCAAAACTAAACACAACCTCATCAGGTGTTAACATTGATGGTAACATAAACGCAGTCGATAATATTTACCTTGCAAGTAACTTGTACCATGAAGGTGATACCGATACTTATCTTGAATTTACTGATAATACCGTTAAAATCTTTACTGGCGGTAGTGAAAGATTTCGTGTTGATAATGGTGGTTTTGAAGCCTTTAATGGCAACCTAGATATGAACGGCAATATTATTGAGGCTGTTGAAGATATTTATCTAGCTGACAAATTATATCATAACGCAGATACCGATACTTTTGTTGGCATGGAAACTAACCAAATAAGAATACAAACTGGTGGATCAGATAGTGTTTTTAATACCAATGGTTTATTTCTTACAGACGGATCACTAGCAGAAGATTATGATGCACTATCAGGTACAAGCCCAACATGTAACGTAGACAACGGTGGTGCATTTAGTCTTACAATGTCAGGTAACACCACCTTCACATTTAGTGGTGCATCTAGTGGATATATCCAAGGCTTTGTCCTACAACTAACAGGCAACGGATCAACGGTCACATGGCCTAGCTCAGTTAAGTGGGCAGGTGGTACTGCTCCAGATGCCCCTGCAAATGGCGAAACTGATATTCTAGTTTTCCATACACGTGATGGTGGTACAAATTGGTACGGTGTACTTGCAAGTGACGCAGCAGCATAGGGAATAGCTAATGTCTTTTGGACAAAATCCTTTTTCTGTAGTAGCTTTTGGTGAAAGCTCACAACAAGAAGATGCAACATTTGCACTCACAGGTGTAGCAGGTACAGGTGCTGTAACTGCAGCAGAAGGTAAGGCAGGTGCTAGTGTAACTCCTACAGGTGTATCTGCTACAGGTACAATAGGTGCTACCGTTGAAGCAGGTCGAGTTGTACAAGGTGTTACAGGTGTAGCAGGTACAAGTGCATTAGGTACAATTGCAATTACTGGCGGTGCAGGTACTGTTATATCAGTTACAGGTGTATCAGCTACAGGTGCGGTAGGTTCTCTTACATTAGTTGCTAAAGCCATAGTTGTGCCAACAGGCGTATCAGCTACATGTATTACAGATGACCCTGCTGTTAATGGAGATGAAATTACCTTATCTTCAGATGCTAACGTAGCAATAACAGGTGTAGCAGGTACAAGTGCATTAGGAACTGCAGTAGGTAAAGGTGGTTCAACCAATGTACCTACAGGTTTAGCAGCAACAGGTTCTATTGGCTCTGTAACTATTATAGCTAAATGCGTACTAACACTTGCAAGTGTATCAGGTACAGGTGCAGTAGGAACTGTTACCACAGACTGTCAGGCTGTAGTTGTACCAACAGGAGTTCAAGGAACGTTTACTATAGGTAATGAAACTATCAATGCTGTACAGTTTGACTACGAGTCAATAAAAGAAAACTACAGTAGAGCACGTACAGTTTAGTTGTCGTCACATTCTTCAAATACAAACACGTCATATGTACGTGCAGCATAATAGGAATATATAATGTCATTAAAATGGCCTAACAAAGACCCTGATGAAATACTAGACTACAGCATAGACTGGTCACGTTTTATTGGCTCTGCAACTTTAAGCACTGCAGCTTGGAGTGTAGACAATGCAGATGGAGTTAAGACTACACTTGTTGCAAGTGGTCCTATAGTACATGGTATACAGCTTGTATCTTCAACACTTACAAACACAGTAGTTACTGCACGAGTAAGTTTAGGTACAGATAACGTAAGGTATAAATTTTATTGTACTGTAACTACATCTGATGGCTTGACATTTGAACGTACAGTATTATTACGTGTGAGGGAAAAGTAATGGCATACAATTTTTTAAGTCTTGTCAATGAGGTTAATCGTAGACTAAACGAAGTAGAGCTTACTAGTTCTAATTTTGCAACAGCAACAGGTTACTACAATACAGCTAAAGATTCAGTTAATAGTGCTATAAGGCACATCAATCACGAAGAGTTTGGTTGGCCTTGGAATCATGTAGAAGAAGAAGATATACTTACTGCAGGTGTTACACGGTATGGTTATCCTTATGATGCTAAGTCAATTAATATGGATAGCTTTAGAATGAAACGTAATAGTGACTTAAATATCTCAACTACTAAATTACAGAGCATGACATATCAAGAATATCTTGACAAGTATTCTGACTATGAGTATAATAGTGATACAGGTATACGTGCTAAACCAAGATACGTAAGTAGAGCACCTAGTCAAGAATTTATAATATTTCCTACACCTGATAAAGCATATGAGTTAGTTTATGAATATTATCGTAATCCTGTAGATTTAGAATTACAAGATGATGTACCTACAGTACCATCAGATTTTAAACATGTAGTCACTGATGGTGCTATGTTTTATGCGTATCAATTTAGAGGTGACAATCAATCTGCACAACTATCCCAACAAAAGTTTGAACAGGGTATAAAGTTTATGCGTAGTATATACATAAACACTTACGATTATGTACGTTCTACAGTAAAGTATAGTAACCCTAGTACATTTGGTTTATTGAAAGTATAACAGTATGACTACAGCATGGTCTACATTTCCTGTGCAGTTTACAGGTGGTTTGGTTACAAACATAAGTCCTTTACAACAAGGTATTAATGCTGTAGGTTCTGCTTTTATATTACAAAACTTTGAACCTTCACTTGATGGTGGTTATCGTAAAGTAGCAGGGTACAGCAAACTAGATGATGCTCAGTTAAGTGGTAGTGGTGTAGTACAGGCATTAGCTATTGTCGAGAACGAAGACGAAGAAAGATTTATTGCTGCACGTAGTGGTGTATATTATTTAATAAATACTACAGATGCAAATCCTGCATGGGCATCTAAAGCTACAGCAAGTAGTACAGGGTTTACTCGTGCTAGGCACGTAAGCTATAACTTTAACAATGCCCTTAAAATAGTATTTGTTGATGGTACAAACTATCCTGTTTACTATACAGATAGTAATCAAACAATGGCTTATATAACAGGAAGTGGTACTGGTCAGTCTGCAGTAAATGGTGCAAGTACTGTAGAGTTATTTAAAAGTACATTGTTTTTTGGTAAAGGTACAGAGTTAGTATTTACTGCACCTTATTCAGATACAGACTTTGATCCTGCAAATGGTGCAGGTAGTATTGGTCTTAACTCTGAGATAACAGGTCTGAAAGTTTATCGTGATGCACTAATTGTATTTTGCCGTGATAAAATTATGAGACTGACAGGATCAAGTTCTGCTGATTTTACACTGAGTGCAATTACAGAAGACCTTGGTTGTTTAAGTGCAGATACTATACAAGAAGTAGGTTCTGATGTTATGTTCCTTGGTCCTGATGGACTACGTACATTAAGTTCTACAGAACGTATTGGTGACTTTGGAATTGATGTTGCATCTAAAAATATAAGACCTACAGTAACTGAATTACAAACTTTTTCACAGAGTTTTTCAAGTACTGTAATTAGAGGTAAAGCTCAGTATAGATTATTTAGTTATGTAAGTGGTGAAACTGTAGATGTAGCTAAAGGTGTACTGGGAACAAAGTTTATTGATCAGGGCGGTACAGGTTTTCAGTGGGGTGAGTTAAAAGGATATAAGTGTTACATAACAGATTCTCAGTATATTGGAGATAATGAATTTATAATATTTGCAAATACTGATGGCTATATTTATAGAATGGAAAATGGTACATCAAGAGACAGTAGTAATATAAATGCAATATATGAATCTCCATTTATGCCAATTACAGACCCACAAAAAAGAAAAACATTTTACAAATTAGACTTATATATAAAACCATTTGGTGCAGTTAATGTTGTTGCAGGTGTAAGATATAACCAAAATGACAGAGACAAAATACAACCTGCTACATTTACATTATCTTCCAATGCAGGTGGTGGTGGTTTTTATGGAAACAGTACAGCTATATTTAATACGACAACATATGGAGAACCAAGAACACAATCATTTAATAATAATATTGTGGGTTCAGGTAATACGGTAGCATTACGAATAGAAGATAATAGTTCAGATGCGGCATTTTTGTTAGATACAGCAATACTCGAATATGCTGAAAACAATAGGAAATAAAGGAAAGTCTTATGGGTACAGGCTATGTAAGAAATGATACAGCTAATAATATTGCCAATGGTAATGTTATTAATGCTGACGATTTAGATGGTGAGTTCAATGCCGTAGAAGCTGCGTTTAATAACAGTTCAGGTCATACCCATGATGGTACTACATCAGAAGGTGCTCCTATTGAGGTAATTGGTCCTAGTCAAGACATAGTTGCTACAGCTTCACTACTACGTCCTAAAACAAATAATGCTGTCGATCTTGGTACTACAAGTTTAAAGTATAAAGATTTACATATGGCAGGTACTGCAGCCATAGCTACTAATGCTACAGTAGGTGGAACACTAGGTGTAACTGGTGCAACCACTTTAAGTGATACACTGGCAGTTACAGGTAATCAAACTAACACTGGTAATCTCACAGTAAATGGTAACACTACACTTGGTAATGCAGCATCTGATACGGTAACGGTGACTGCTGATGTGGCTTCAAATCTTATTCCTTCTGCTGATAACACTTACGATCTGGGTGCTAGTGGCTCTGAGTGGAAAGACCTCTATATTGATGGCACTGCCAATATTGATACTGGCTCTATTGATACTGCAAATGTGGGAACTTTAGCTGTATCTGGTAACAGTACATTACAAGGTAATCTCACTGTTAATGGTAGTATAACTGGTTCTGGTTCTATTGTTGCAACTACTGCAGCCACATTAGAAACAGCACGTACTATAACAATTGCAGGTATAACTTCAGGTGCAGCTAACTTTGATGGATCAGCTAACATAACTATAACAACAAGTGGT